ATTTTTTCGTAATTTATTCCTTGAGCTGTAAGCAATGCTAAAATTAAAAAGGCTTTCATTTAGAAGTACACCTTTTTATAAAATTTAATAACTCAGGATTTTGTAAAAATATTTTTGAAAACTCATCAGCTACAAAAGTAACTGTACCCTCCTCACCTAAATTTTTTAAACGAATCGATGACTTGTCAGCTATAAAATGACCAATTTCATGTAAAACTGTATTTAATAATATCAATTTACTTAGGTTTTCTTGAATTGATATAGTTTGTGTATTTGGGTTGTAACAACCATACATATTGCCTGATTCTGCTTGTTTTTTGCTAATTTTTACTATTTTTGCTTTGTAATTTCTGTAGCGAATCTCACTCATCAATTTCATTTTTAGACAATAGCTATTTTGAGTCAGTTGTAAATTAATATTTGTATTTAATTATAAATAAATTATAAGAAACTTATATGACGAATCACCCTAAAATTTTAGGAGATTGCTACAAGAAATTTAACTTGGCACATACTAGCAAGAGCCAAAACACAATTCCTGACGATATAAGATTCAGAAATTACATTGTACTTACCCCAAAAGAAAAAGCTAACCTACCAAGTAACTGTTCTTTTACTGGCGGTACGATTGCACATGAAATAATTCAAAAAATATTATGTAAGAATTTAACTTACGAACAAGCACTAGAGTCTGTGCAAGAAAAAATAATTAACTACAAAAGCATTGATGAAAAAGATGACATTAAGTTTGGTTATATTATGGATAACATGGAAAGCTTAGTTAATAATCATTTAGAAAATATTGCTGAAGTAGGAAAACAAACCTGGAAAGATGAATTAGAATACACACATTGGGCAGATGGTATTAGTACCTATTTTTTAATGTATGTTGATTTGGTTGGGCAAACAGAATTTTTTGATATTAAAAATGTGTTTGGCACATTAACTAAAACTAAAAAAGGTTTTAGCTATTCAAAAAGAAAGTGTCCTCAAGTTCCATACCATTCAGATTGTATGCAAGTTGCCTTGTATAGCAAAGAGCTGCCAAAACTAAAACCTTGCCTGACCTATGCAAGTGATAGCGATAGAGTTGTTTTTACACCTAGTAACTGTGTAGAACTTAGACCTGAGAGCTTACAGTATTACTACGAAGAATTAGTGTTGTACCAAAAGTGTTGGGAACAAAAATTAAAATTAGCTGATGGTGATACAAAAGTTTTAGCTTTACTTTGCAAACCTGATTTATCTGAAATTAGAAAAGATGGTTTTTGGTGGAAAGGTTTAGATCCTGACATCATAAAAAGATTTAGGAGTTATTATGAACTTTAAAACATTAATTGCACACTACGATTCTTTACCAAAAGATCAGCTAATACAAAAGCTAGTAGATAAAAATGCTCTGCTGCTAAAACAAGAAAATGAAATCACCAGGCTTACCAAAGAAGTTAAAGATATTAGAGAAATAGAACAAGATCACAAACAGCTAAATGGGAATCTACAAAAAGAATTAGATCAACTAAAGGAGAGAAATGAAAACATTAACTGATGCTATACAACAATTTAGAAATGATATTGACGATAGCGATTATGCAAACTTAGGTGCTAAAGGTAAATACTTAACAGTACCTTACAGATTAAAATTTGTTAGAGAATATTTTGGGGAAAGGATTAGGATTGTTACTGATAGTTTTGATTTACCTGATGGTATTCATAAATTTAAAACTGAAATTTTTTTAGATGATAAATTAGTATCTACTGGTTTATCTAAACAAACACAAAACAAAGATAAAGAATTTGAAAAGCAATCCACTGTGTCATGTGGTAGAGCATTAAGTTTCTTAGGCTTCTTTGGTGATGAGATTGCAACCGCTGAAGAAATGGAACAATTTTTAAATAAACCTAAAGTCAAGCAAGAAGTAAAAACACAAACCAAAACTATACCTGAGCTAGCTAATGATTGGATTGACCAAATGAAAACAGCAGCTCAACATTCAAAGTCATCACACTTTTTTGAAAAAAATTTAGCTCCTATTAAAGAAAAATACAAAGATGAGATTCATTTAATAGCAACTGATCCAATTGAACAGTTAAGAGTTGATACAGAATACAACAAACTAAAATCACAAATACAAACAAGAGGTACAAATGGCAGATAATAATTATGATAATTCTGGTGCATTATGGAAAAGACAAGCAACTCCAAAAGATGAGCCAGGTAAAAAATATCCACACTACACTGGTAACGTAACTTTAAATGGTGTTAAGAAAAATGCTTCGGCTTGGCTTAATACTGAAAAAGGTACTGATCCAGCAAAAGCTGGGCAACCTGACATATCAATTAAGTTAAACGATCCAATTAAGAAAGATTAACATGGAAAGTAAAAACCCTCCTCACTATCAAAAAGCAATACAAACTTGCGATGCCATTATGAGTCAAATGACTCCAGAAGAAAACATCGGCTTTTTGAGAGGATCAGCAATGAAATACTTATCTAGGTTTGGTGCTAAAGGAGGGCAAACACTAGAGAAAGCAATTATGGATTTAGAAAAATCTAATTGGTTTAATCAAAAGTTAATTAATTATTTAAAAAGTCTTGCAACAGATGGCAATGACTTACGAAGCACTACAACAAATGTAACCAATTTATTTGAGGATAAGAAATGAAAATTAGAACTAATGGCAATGGTCATATCTACCTTAGCCAAATCAAAAAGGATGTGCTGAACTTTATTAAGCACTTTATAGAAACTTATGACTATGCTCCAACCTATAAAGAGATTGGTGAAAAATTTCAATTTACTAGAGCAAGAGCTGGTGCTTTGATTGCAGAGTTTCGTAAATTAAATTTGATTAGCAAAAGCAATCAGGCACATAGAAATATTGCCTTATCAGATAAACAATTAAAATTAATTCCAACATTAAAAGTTAATAAAAGTTACTCAACAATGGAGTTCAGAAAATGACTAAAGTTTTAAAAGAAAGTTTTTATGAAGCAAACTTTAGAGTTGATGAAGAATTTGACAATGCAGAGTTAGCTGCAAAATCAAATAACCCTAGCGATAATGCTAAGGTTACTGTTCTTGATTTAAAATTTGATAAATCAAGAATTAAATTAACCAAAGATGAGGAGTCTAAGGATGGCTTTAAGTAAAAGTAATAGTCTTACAAGACGTTACCAAAAACTTGACAAGTATCATGCTGAGATTATGAAACCAGCTAAGTCTGGCAAACCAAGACAGTGTGTACATTCAAGCGTAGCGTTCAAAAAATATGTTAAGACTTTTAGGCAGATATGCTTGGTAGAAAATGAGGATGCCAAGTTCATGTATTCGCCTTAATAACTGATGTACTTAAAAGTTGTAAAAAACTATAGGCTAGGAGTCTGCACAAATTAAGGAGAGAAAGATGGCAAACAATAATAATAAAACAGATTTTCAAATATCAATTGATAAATGTATTGGTGCAAAAATTAAAGAAGCAAGATTAAACTATGAAATATTAGTAGATCACTTTGACAAAGAAACTAAAAAGGTTTGGAAGAAACCAATTAAAAAATTATGTACACAATCTAAATTAGCTAAAAATATTGGCGTAACATTTCAACAGATTCAAAAATATGAGAAAGGTAAAAATTCAGTTGGCATAGATAAGCTGCTAATGATTTGTGCTTTTTTTAAAAAACCACTGGCTTACTTTCTACATGAAGCAACCGAATTATTGAGGCAAGACACTTCTCTCACTAATAACCCAATAGCTCCCTCTTTAAAAGAGTTTGGGAATAATACCTCAAGTAAGTGTCATTAAATATGTGATAAAACTATAAGAGTTGATCTCATGCTCTTATATTTATTTGTTGTGATTGGGGGGAGAGAAATCTCCCCCTTTTTTTTATGTACTTCGTTATTTGGAAACCTAAAGATAAATTTACTAGCTTTACTAATAAATTGTTTGCAACTGAAAAGGAAGCTAATGAATTTATGGAAAAAAATAAAAAACGAAAAATTGAATTTAAAGTAGTTCCCTATGATACAGAGAACTACGATAAATATTGGTTTAAGTAATTATTGTTTCTTTATATGTTCTTGAGCATCCTTTTCATTTATAAAAAATTTTTTAGTAAATAATTCTTTATTTACATTATTTATAAATGTACTTAATTTATATTTTTTTACTCTCTTACATCCATGATTAACTCTATAGATGTATAGATCATTTTTGGTTGTCATATATCTCTCTCTATTTCCAATTAAAGTGTTTGTTTTGATAATCTACGTTTTCAACTTCTTTCTCACTTTTAAGATATAAAGCTATGTAGTTATCTTGGACAAAATCTATTGACTTATCTCCAAGTGCTTTGGCTAAGTCGATAGCGTTCTTGTATTTAGACGTATAAGCCCAAAAACTAGCCGTATAATGCCTAAAGAAGTACCCTTTACGCTTAATTGGTAGCGTAAGGTCTAATTTATTTAAACTCTTGTCTATGCCTCTAATAATGGCTTCTAGGCGTATAGGTGAGTTAGTTTTATCTAAAAATAGATAATTCTGGTCCTTTGGTAAGGTTTTTACATATTTGTTAATTTCATCCCTTAAATCGTTAGAAATTACTAATTGTCTAAAACCATTATCAGTTTTTGGATCACCTATTTTTTTAGTACCACTCTTAACTGATTTATTAATATCAATAATTGGTGGTAAATTAGAACTAGGATCAAAGTTTAGCAAGTCATCTAAGGTTAAGCATCTAGCCTCACTAGGCCTTAATGCACACTCTAAAAGGATTTTACATATTAATTGAACTTTATATCTTGGAATATTATGGATTATTTTTTTCATCAAATCCATGTTCCAAAAGTCAAAATCAATACGTTCTGGTTTTGTTCTACTAGTAACAACCATAGTCATCCAATTAGCATCTTTGCAAATATTACGTTTTATTTTTCTATTTGGTGGATCAACTTGGTTTTGTAAAATAGCTGATAAAGTATTAAATATTTTTCTAATAGTTTTAGCTTTTAGATCATTACTAAATAGTTTGTCAGTTAAGTATTTGACAAAACCATTAATCTCTTGCTCACCTATTTTTCTAATATCTACATTACTAAAGTATGGCAAAATGTGATTAGTGTAAAAACTACCATAATCTTTTGCATGGCCAACTTCAATAACACCCTCTCTAATTTTATATTTAAGTCTTTTGTAAAAAGACTCATAAGCTTCGTTAAGGGTTACTTCTTGTGAGTCAAATTTAGTAAAGCCTACTTCTTGTATTTTTTCTTCAGCTTTTTCTTTGCACTCTTTGTATGTGTTCTTAGTTATAGATTTTGGCTTTGTATCATCACCAATGTATTTCCATCTATATCTTCTTTTACCATTTAGATAAACAGGTCTTATATTTAGTTCCATTTTCTCTCTCCTTATAGGTTATAATATAGTTATACATAATTTATAACACTATTACAATAAATCATTTGACTTATTTTGAGGTAAATTAGAAATCATTTGACCCAATTATCCTTGATATATCTTGCCACATTTATCTCTCATTTATCTTTTTTCCTACAAATTTTGCAAAAACCTTACATTTCGGACATAAAAAAAGAGCCAAAACGAATCTATTGCAATTCATTTTGGCGTTATATATAAGCTTTTTTTTACTGCCCTTGTAGCTCAGCTGGTAGAGCAATTGATTTGTAATCACTTTTAGAGCTAAATTTAACCTTTTAAAACAATAACTATTTAAAAGATTTATCTTTAATATATCTAGTCTAAATAATTTATTTATCATTAGTGTTAATATATCTATAACACAAATATAATATATGTAGAACTAAATATATTAGTCAATTGAATACCCACCACTATCCCATTTGATTAGATCAAATCATGATCGTTAGATCACATCCTATTCGGTTTAAGCTTTGGCTGTTTTAGATGCTCTTTTCAAAGCTACGTCAGATACAGTGCCTTTACCTTTACGACTAGTACCTGCCTTTTTTCTTTTATTCATATAATAGTACAAACCTTTTTTTGCAGTTCGACCATCTTTAGTTCTATGATAACCTTTTTTCATAATTTACATCCATGCCTTTCTTGACCAATAGTTAGCTGATAAGGTCTTTTGACCACTTGTTTTAATTCCACCACTTCTAGCTAAATAACTTTTTCTAGCTTTAGGGTTATTCTTTCTGATCTTCATATTAGGATCGCCAAAAGTAACTTTATTGACTTTCCCTGTTTTTTTATTTTTTACATACACTCCACTTTTTTTAGAACTACCTTTAGGCAATCTAAAAGGTTTATTAAGTGTAACTTTTCTTCCTTGATATATAGCCATTAAGTTTTAACCTTTGGTTTTGGTAGTGGAACAACAATTTCTCTACAATCAAACTTGATATAAATTCCACTTGTATTTACATCATGCTTACCTATTTCTACTAATTTTTCGTAAGATTTATTGTAGCCATCTAAAAGACAAGTATAATCATCTTCAAAAGGATCAGGCATTATAATTGGGTTAAGGCAAGTGTTAGCCACACTACTACACAAATATAATACTAAGAATACTTTCATTCATTGTCTTTCTCTAATTGCTCTTGTAACTCTTTTATTTTCTTGTTTGCATCCTCTAGGTCTTTGTTAGAGTGTTCTAACTTTTGTAAGCACCTTTTGTTTGCACTATCTTTAGATTTACCAGCGTCTTGCAACTCTGATATTTCTTGTTTTAAAATACGAATTTGAT